CTCGTTTTCATATCTCAAACGAACGTGGCAGAACGCGACAGATCAGATCTGATTGGTACAGACGCCGGCGCATTTGGTCGGATTGAGCCGAGGCTGGTTACGCAGACGTTGGGGGACGAGAGTTTGGGCGGTCTTGTGACCGATTGGGTTGCAAAGCATCTTGACTATGAGCTCATGGACTGGCAACAAGCTGTGTTGCATGGTCAGTTGACGCACGACGGCACAGGCCAACTTGAGTTCAGCGAGGCGTTAATATCTGTCGGCCGGCAAAATGGGAAGTCTTGGGCTATGGGCGGCCTTATCTGTGCTTGGCTTACAGACCTCACCGAATACTTCGGCAAACCGCAGGTTGTAATCTCCGCTGCACACAAACTTGATCGCGCCTACGCGTTGTTTAGAGAATTCGCGCCAGTTTTAGAAGCCAAGTACAACGCCAAAATCAACTGGTCATATGGCCGCAATTTCGTCGAGTTACCGAACGGATCACGTTGGCATGTGACGGCCGCGACACCGCAAAACGCGCACGGCGCATCAGCAGACCTTGTTTGCCTTGACGAAATTTGGAGTATTAGCCCTGAAGTCATTTTTGACGCCTACAGACCAACGATGACTGCACGCCCAAATCCTTTGATGTCGATGTGGAGTACCGCCGGAGACGAATCGTCAAAAGTTATGTTGCAGTTGCGCGAGCAGGCAATACACGCAATCGACAACAACACGCGTTCGGGTTTGTATTTTGCGGAGTGGTCACCGCCACCTGGCGCGCCGCTTGACAACCCGGACACTTGGAAATGGGCGAACCCAGCAATGGGCACGACTATCACGGCGGAACGCTTGCGTCGCATGTCAGACACACCGAACAGACAAGCGTTCTATCGCGCGCATTGCAACGTTTGGGTTTCTGCGGCAGCGTCCTGGCTGCCGGCCGGCTTGTGGCCGCAACTAGAAACAGACGACGACATGCCAGCTGGCGGAGTGCTCGCAGTAGACGCCGATGTCACAGATCTCCGGTATTGTGGCGTTCGTGTCGCACCGAAACCCGATGGCACGTTGCAAGCCAAAACGGAATTTGTTGTTGAGTCGGCCGAAGCGATGTGGGAATCTGCCCGAATGGTGATGGCAGACACGTCTGTGCGGCTTGCCATCACACCAGGGCTATTTGCACTCGTGCCGCTGGATCTGTCTCGACGCACCACCGACTTCGGGCAACGAGAGATCACGACCTACACGTCGATTGTTCGGAACATGATTATGGAACGCACGTTGTCTCATACAGGTCAAATGGCGCTGTCAGAACAAGTGCAACGAGCCGTGTCAGGCAGAGTCGGAGCGACTATCACGTTGTCATCACAAAAATCTCCAGGCCCGATTGAGCAATGCCGGTGCATGGTTGTCGCTGCTGGCATGGCCGCAAAACCTGTTTCAGACGTCCGAAAACCGATGATTGGAACTGGTAGGTAAATTACACGGGTGTCATTGACCCATCCACAGGCCATGTGGAAAACTAGTTTGCGTGGGTCTATTTCGCACTAAGCCGGCACCGGCCTTCGGTGTGTCTGAAGTAAAAGCCGCTGCAGGCGGCGCAGGTAGGCCCGGCGCGTTCAGTTCATACTCAGTCGGTGCTGGAACTGAACGTGCTTTGTCAATCCCAACTGTTAACCGTGCGGTAGGTCTGATCACCTCAACTATCGCTGGGCTTGACCTTAAGCAATACACGATGCAATGGGATCCAGGACTAGAAAAATACGAACGCATCTATATTCCAGGGGAATCTTGGTTTACACGACCTGACCCGACCGTCACACGGAACTTCATCATGTCGGCGACCGTGAAAGACCTGATGTTGAACGGGCGCGCGTTCTGGTACATCACGAGCCGCTACAGCACAGGTTTTCCTGCGTCCTATATGTGGCTGCCTAGCGAACAAGTCCAAACGCTTGACCAAGCAGGCCCAGAATGGTTCGGCATGTCAGACGACATACAATTCAACGGCGTCGAACTTGCAACCGAAAACGTCGTGCAATTCTTGTCGCCTCTAGACGGCATCCTGTGGACAGGCAGCCGAGCAATAGACATCGCGCACCGACTTGACGAAGCGGCAAAACGCTTTGCGTCAGCAGAAATCGCAGCCGGCTATCTGCAACAAAAAGACGGATCAGAACCAATGTCAGGCGACGAGCTGTCAGAACTGGCTGCTGCTTGGGCTGAAGCACGATCTACACGAGCAATCGGCGCCCTAAACCAATACGTCGAATTTAGAGAATTTGACAGCAACCCCTCGACGCTGCAACTCATGGAAGGCCGCCAACACGCCGCCCTAGAACTGTCACGCGTCTGCCAAGTACCAGCTTGGCTTGTCGGACTAAGCGTCGGGGGAATGACCTATCAAAACAGTCAGCAAGCACGAACAGACCTGATCATGTTTGGCGCGTCACCGTTCATCAACTGCATTCAGGAAACACTCAGCCTTGACACCGTAACACCAAAAGGCAGACACGTCTGTTTTGACGTGCAACGCTACTTGGAAGGCGCAGAACTAGGCAGCGAAATAACTGTAGAAAGCGACATGGAAGAATACGTCAATGATTAGATTTACCGCACAATCAGTCACTTTAGACGCCGCCGCAGGCGACGAACCACGAACTATCTCTGGCATCGCCGCACCATACGGCGTTGAAGCAAACGTCAGCACCGGCCAAGCAATCCGCTTGGAAGCAGGATCGCTACCAACAGACGGCCCAGCACCACGCCTACTGCTAGAACACGACTCAACAGCACAACCGGTCGGCATGGTTACAGCACGCGAAGAAACAGCCGAAGGCATGTTGTTCACCGCTGAAATTGCGAAAACACGTGCAGGCGACGACCTCGTAGAGCTTCTAAAGATGGGCGCCTACGATTCAGTAAGCATCGGCATTGAAGCAACCGACGTCGAGCAAGACGGACGAACCACCATTGTTAAAGCAGCAAAATGGAAAGAATTGTCCGTAGTTTTTGAACCAGCATTTGCCGCAGCAAAAATAACAGAAATCGCCGCATCCGTTGAGGATGAGGACAGCACCGAAAACCTAGCCACTTCCGAGGAGGAAGAACTTATGACAGAACAAACCCCTGAGGTCGTGGAAGCAGCAGCCGAGACGATCCCAACGCCAACCGTTTTTGCACAACCAAAACACTTCAAACTGCCATCAGCAGGAGAATGGATTGCAGCAGCAATCGAAGGCGGCCACCGCTGGCACCAAATGAACGAAAACATTTTGGCTGCGGCGCCCGATGTCGGCACGACATCAAACGACGGAATCTTACCGGAACCAATCGTGTCGCCGGTGTACAACTCGTACCTCGGGATCCGCCCCGTCATTGACGCCTTCGGCGCTAAAGCCATGCCAGGAACCGGCAAAGTGTTCATTCGGCCAAGCGTCAGCACTCACACCTCAATGGCTGCACAAAGCGCAGAACTCGCAACCCTGCAAGCAGGAGAGTTCCAAGTCGCAGAAAACCAGGTAACCAAACAGGGCTACGGCGGCTACGTCACCGTTTCCGAGCAAATCCAAGACTTCAGCGACCCAGACGTCATCAACCTCATTTTGGAGGACATGGGACGCGTCTACGGACAAACCGTTGACAACGTGGCAGCAGACGCCCTTGCAACAGGCGCATCAGTCACCGCAAACTTTGCCAACGCCAACGTCGCAGACCCGACAGAATGGCTTGGATGGCTTTACAGCGCCGCAGCCGTCATTTTGACTAACGCAGGCAACGGCGGACACCTCCCATCACACTTGTTTGTTTCTGCAAAGAACTGGGAAGCACTCGGCACCCTCGAGGATTCCCAGGGCCGGCCGCTGTTCCCACAAGTGGGCCCAATGAACGCATTTGGCACACAGACACCAGGCACCTCAAACTTCGTTGCGTTCGGCCTTCAGGTAGTTGTTGACACAAACTTTGACAACAGCGGATCAGGCACAATGATCCTGGGCGACACAACAGGGTTTGAGATCTACGAACAAACCAAAGGTTTCTTGCGTGTACAGAACGCACAGATTCGCGGCACCGACATCTCATGGTTCTCATACTTTGCGACGTTGATGCTCGACAATCAGCGTTTTGTTAAAGCCAACTTCGTCTGATTCCCCTTAGGTAGCACCACGCCATGACCGCTTACAAGATCATTCAATCGTCACGGGTTGACGGCTATGGCGTGGTGCAAACTCTCGAAAACTTGGCAAGCCTGCCGCTCGGCACAAACGTCAACATTCAAAGCAGCACACGAGGACTAGACGGAAACAGTCAAGTTGTTTGGTCGCTCGTTGATTACGAGCTCTTGCGCGTAGACGACGACGGCACACTCGTCTTTGACTACGACGAACCACGACCCAACCAACTCATATTTCCAAACGCAGGCGCAGATCTCGACTACGGCCCAGACAGCGGACAAGTTGTATGGGAGCCACAAGCCAGCTGGATCACCAGCGCGAACGTAGAAGAATGGCTAGGCATTAGTGCGGCGACTAGCAATGACACGGCTTTCATTGCGACATGCGTCGCAGCGTCGAACGTGTACTGCTACCGAGTACGCCACGAAGCAGGCTACGGCGATGACACCGACGTCGTGCCCGATGCGTCCGTCAAACTTGGCGCAACAATGATGGCAGCCACCTTGTACCGCGAGAGAGGGTCAGTCGATTCATTTTCGTCGTTTGACCAAATGGGCGCAGCTGTACCGTTCGGCACAATGGCACGCATCAAACAACTGCTTGGCATAGGAAGGCCGCAAATCGGTTGAAATGGCTGCCACAGGAATACTCGCTGCCGCATACAACAACGTGTGCACACGCCTAACAGCTGCCGGCATGGTCGTGGTGAAAGATCCACGCAACGCCAGACCTCTCAGCGTTTTTGTCGAGTTACCGACAGCGCCACCGTTCAACAGCAACATTGTTGACGTCACGATCGTGTGCCGCATATTGGCAGGTGGCCCAGGTAACAGCGACGCCGCCGACTACCTTTTAACGCAAGCAGACATCATTCACCAAAACGTTGAAGGCATCGTAG